GGACTGGGGCGTATTCCTTACTTTGCACCAAACAATACGCTACAGCGTCCTTATGGGGCTATTCCACCAAGGGATCGACAGGGCGAATCATACCGAGATGCTGAATTGCGTTTGAGTGCAGCGGCCCGTGCTGCAGGTGGGCCAAGTGCTGGGGGTGGTATCGGGGGCGGCAATGCTGCAAGTTTTGTGCCATATGCTTCCAGGGGTGGCACCAGTTCCCCCGGATCTCTCGCAGCCGATCGCGCCTACCAACAAGAAGCATCTCGTGTCGCTCAACTTACAGCACAAGACCCAGAGCTTCAGCGTTATGAAGCTGCTCGTTTAAAAGCAGTTGCACCTGGCGCTACACCTGAAACAATTCAGTCGGCTGAAGACATCGGCATGCAAATGTGGGCCAAAGCCAACCCAACACTTGCGGCCAAAGTAAGGCCAGGACAATCGGGGTATGATGTCATTCAAGGCACAATTGCCGGCAATGCAGCACGCTCAGGCCTAGGCTTTACTACACCGCAGCAAATGTTGATGACTCCTCCTCCAGGTGTCAATTCTCCACAGGGCCTTCCAGCTGTTACATCTTTTGGGCCGACACAAACATTTGGAGCCAATGCCACAAGTGTTGATCCCGAGTTACTCAAAAAGTTTCAAGATCTTTTAAATCAAGCCAAAATTTGATTCTTTGGCATTGCGTTGCATGTAAGCCCAGCCTACTGGACATGAATCATTGATTTACGGGGGCCAGTGTTGTTGCTTTGAAACCATGATTCTTTGTCCTAATTTTGTTAAACGCCTTACTGCAAAACTGAGTTTAATTGTTGCATTGCAAGCAGTATTTGCTCCTGCACTTAAGGCCGAATCAAATTGGGTAGGAGAATAGTGAACTACTTATATCCACGGCAGCTGATGTTGCTATTCCTTTAGAACGACCGATGGCTGATCTTAAGTTCTATCAACAGTTTGCTTCTTCGCCTGTTGGCCAGGGCTTGCTTCGTGCCATCCGTACAGGCGAAGGAACTGCAGTGCCGAAAGGCTACCAGACAATGTTTGGTGGTGGTACTTTCAACGACTTAAGCCGTCATCCTGATCGTGTAGTTAGAAGTGGGGGCTATGCCAGTGCCGCCGCTGGTGCATATCAATTCCTCCCTGGTACATGGAACGAAATTGCTGGCCGACTTGGTCTTAAAGATTTCAGTCCCCAATCTCAGGATGTTGCTGCACTTGCAAAAGCACGTGAGCGCTTACTGCCGATTGGTGGTTTGGCAACGCTTGAAAAAGAAGGTTTAAGCCCTAAAGTAGCAGCTGCTTTGGCTCCTGAGTGGGCATCATTTCCAACGGAATCCGGCCGTAGCTATTACGGGCAACCGGTTAAAAAGTTGGCTGTGTTGCAGCAGGCTTTTGATCAAGGAAAGCTTTCCGGTGGTCAAGTTGCACAACAAACGGCACAGGCTGCGCAACTACCAACGCCACAGGCTAAAGCTAATTCCTTGCTAGATGTCTTTAAACAACAAGTTTTACAAGGACTTATGAGCCCTGGAGTTTCCGCTTTGCCATCGACAACTACGTTTGATATTCTTGGCTTGCTTGGTCGTTAACCTTTATAATAAATAAAAACAGGAATAAGTACATTGTCGTCATCTTCTACAAACAAGCAGCCGCTGCTTATTGACAGGCCGTTATACGACACCGTACGTGTAACGACACAAACAGTTGGCAGTGCTTCTGCCAACACTTTATTTGTTCAAGGTGGACAGGCTCCATCCATCCTGGTGGACATGGATGCCAACCTTAGCGAAGACAATAACAGCGGCGGTGTCATTGATTCCATTACTATTAGCCGCAACGATTTCTATCGTGCCGCTGATTACACCGTAAATGCTTCTACTTCTGGAACGCCAATCTCTCTGATTAGCGGTCAAGTTGTTTTTGTTTCTTCCACGGGTGTTCTAACTGGTTCTGGTGCTCCTTACAGCGGTTACGGTTATTACACTTACACTGGCGCTGCTACGCTGACCGGCGTTAATACTGCACTTAATTATTCGGGCGCTAGCACTTCTGGTTTTGATTACAAAGGCGTAGCTTACGGTTATCAACCTGCAGTTACCTTCATCTTTTATCAAACGCGTAATACTACAGTGCCCATTCCGGGTTCTGGTGATTACCGTTTAATTTTTGCTAAAACTCTTCCTGCAAACAGCGGAACAGTTGATTGTTCTGACGTAATGCCTCAATTGGCAACACCTGTGATGCATGCAGGCAATACCAATGGACTTGGCAGCACTGCTCCCCTGCGCAATAAAGGTATTTATCTTGAGCGAGGCGACCGTATTTACGTTGGTGTTTTCCCAGACGCAGCAACATCTTCTGGTTACTTACCAGGTGCTCACGTCATTGCACAAGGCGGCTTCTTCTAACCAATGGTAAAATCATCAAATGGTTTTGGGTCATTTGGTGGATTCAGTCAAGCAATAACAAAAGATCCTTTTCGCTTGAGGCCAATTACCACTGAGTTTTCTCGCGGTAGCGTACCCAATTCTATTTCGGCCGCCAATCGAGAATCCGCCTGGACACGTTGGCGCAGGGGCTACGAGTTAGCAACTGCGTCACTTCATGACAACAACTATACATATCAATTCAAATACACTGTTCCATTTCCTTCAGGTATTTTGCCCGCTGGAACTTCTTACCCAGATATTCAAGGGGCTTTTGCAGGGTTTCCTACCACAAATAAAGAATTTGGTATTCACTGGGGTGGCGCTAAGAAGGCAGGTAGCGTACGCTTTGATCAGGTCAGTGCTTTTAACGTTTTATTAAAAGAAAATTGGTTTGATGCTCGTTTTACTGACTACGAAAATATTGGTCAATGGTTAGATGAAGAAGCCGTTCAATCAAAGATTGACCTTTTTATTGAATCAGTAACGGAAGATGTTAATTACTGGTATGTAAAACTCAATGGTGCATGGAATGCTGGAAATAAACTACCTCCTCCGTTGTATGTTGACATCAGCCAGGCTATTGAAGGACTTAAAGCATTAAACGGAGAAGTGCTTGAAGATCGAATCCTTGAAAAAAATGGTCAAGTTATAGATCGAGATACAATTAATCCCTTGGAAAATAAGCGTTATGGATATGTACAAGCCGTATTGGTTGATACGAATGAAGAAACGGGAATCCTTACGCTAAAAAAAGCTGGTTCCGTAGAAGCAACACCAGACCGCGCTCTGGTAACTCCAGCAACTAAGCCGCCGAACATTGGACGTTATTTCATAACAGGTCCCCGGTACTGTTGTACGTGTCAAGATTTTAATCACCGCGACTATAGCTACATGATGAGCCTTGGTTCATCAAATAAGCGGGCATTTCCACGTACAAGTATTGCCAGCATTAAACCTGGTCGATACGAGGTATTACGGAATTTAGGCATTGTTGACAACGGAGCAATGACCGAAGCTGATGTCGACCGCATTCTTGAGATTGTTGCCCCTGATGCACAGTTCAATGTTGACGGAACCGTTACAGATCAAACTGCGATTGATTACAGAGCAACAAGAGATAATCCAGGTGTTTACCGAGAATTTGGTTCGTTATATTTGCGCTCAACAAGCAATCCAGCATTAACAGGTTCTAAGTCAGAAGGCGTTCCAAGTTATGAAGATTACACATCCACCAACAATGTTGTTACTTCTTTGACAGATATCTGGACTCCTGTACTTGACGAGCTGCGCTATTGCAAACACATTTATGCCATGCGGTTTCAAGATGGAATTTTTCCGCCAGAACCTTCTGATTTGCCAGTAGAAATTGAAGCAATGACAACGTGGGAACAGAAACTGGTTATAGAAAATGAAGAAGATCAACGTGCAATTGCCAAAGACTTAGCTGCTTATTCATTGAAATACATGGATGTTCCACCATACAATTGCCAATCACAAATTATGCAACCAATGCTTCAGCGTTTGTTTAATATACCCTTGAACTATATCAAGATTGATGGGTTTACCATGTATGACAAGAACAACTTACCGTACATTCCAGCACTTGGCCAAAAGCCGGGGCAGTGATGTTTTCGCTTAAAATACAAAGATAGGCTCAGTTAATATCAGATGCTTCTTTTAACTTCTACTTCGGATCAGATTCTGCTGGATACCAGCAGCTCTTCTGCAATAGAAGTGCATGCATCCTACGTGGATAATCAGTCAGGATCTGTAACTCCCGGCAGAAAAAATACATCGATTACATCTGCAACTACAACAATCATTGTTGAATCTCCTGCAGATTCCATTCAACGTAACGTTCGTACTTTATATATTAAAAATGAAGGTGCAACAAGCAATACGTTAACTGTTGATCACACCAACGGAACGCTTATTAGCACCATTTGGCAAGGTGCTTTGCAGGCAGAAGAAGAACTAATTCTTGCACAAGATGGTACTTGGCGTGTTTATGACGCTATTGGGCTGGAAAAAGTTTATAACATGCTTGGGGCTACGGGCCCAACTGGACCAGCCGGAGGCCCTTCTGGGCCAACCGGACCAACTGGACCCTCCGGCGCAACTGGTATTCAAGGTCCTACGGGAGTTACAGGGGCCACGGGTGTTCAGGGTATTACCGGTGCTACCGGTGTTCAAGGAACAACTGGACCTACTGGCGCCAGTGGTATTCAAGGGGCCACAGGAGTTACTGGTGTAACAGGCGTACAAGGTGCCACTGGTATCCAGGGGACTACAGGGCCTACGGGTGCAACTGGCGTAGAAGGACCAACAGGTGCTACAGGAACTCAAGGGACTACTGGACCAGTAGGTATTACTGGAGCTACGGGAATACAAGGGCCAACGGGAGCACAGGGATCCACCGGCGCTACGGGTGCAACTGGCGTTGTTGGAGCTACTGGCCCTACTGGAGTAGAAGGAGTCACTGGCGCTACTGGAGCTACAGGAGTATTAGGTTCTACCGGAGCAACTGGCATTCAAGGCCCCACAGGTTCCACCGGAGCCACGGGAGTTGATGGTGCAACGGGGGTAACTGGCGCTCAAGGCAGTACAGGTGTTCAGGGAACAACTGGCCCTACTGGCGTTGCTGGAGCAACAGGCATCCAAGGAGCAACGGGCGTTCAAGGAGCCACTGGTATAGCAGGCCCAACTGGCGCCACAGGGGTGCAAGGCGCTACAGGTATTGGTATTACGGGTGCAACAGGGGCCAGCGGTGCCCAGGGCCCCTCTGGAGCTACAGGCCCCCAAGGCTATTCTTCTAGTATTTTTAAATACAACGCAAAAACCACAATTACGTCCGGCGATCCAGGTACTGGTTTCATAATTTGGAACAACGGTACACAAACAAGTGCAACCCAAGTCAACATCAGCCATACCACCAGCGACGCAATTGATATTGACATTTTTCTTGCGCAAATTACACAGACTGAAACTATCACTATCCAGGATCAGTCTTCAAGTGCTGATTATCAACTTTGGAGAGTATCTGGAACACCGACCAACGTCAATCCTGGAGCATCCAACAGTTATTGGACTTATCCGGTAACGCTGGTTAGTTCTGGTGGTACGGGCTCAACAAACTTTGCAAATAATCAAAATTTATTTTTGGCTTTAGTAAATGGTGCTGAGGGCGCTACCGGACCCACCGGCGCAACCGGAGTTGGCATTACAGGCGCAACAGGTGTCCAAGGCATTACCGGAGCCACTGGAGTACAGGGCGTTACTGGAGTACAGGGAGCTACCGGGGCCACGGGCACACAAGGCACCACTGGTGCCACTGGTGCCACTGGCGTTGCAGGTCCAACTGGTGCCACTGGTTTACAAGGGGTAACTGGTGTACAAGGTATTACTGGTGCTACGGGAGCTACCGGTGTAACTGGGGTTCAAGGCAGTACCGGACCTACAGGAGCTACAGGGTTACAGGGAACCACCGGCGTCACAGGTGTGGAAGGGCCAACGGGGCCAACTGGCGCTACAGGCATTCAAGGAATCACAGGTGCCACTGGTACTCAAGGTACTACCGGACCTACTGGTGCCACTGGTTTACAAGGTACTACGGGTCCAACGGGCGTTCAAGGCATCACTGGAGCTACGGGAGTCACGGGTGTACAAGGCCCAACAGGGGCTTCTGGCCCCACGGGGCCCTCTGGCGCCACGGGTGTTCAAGGAATTACTGGAGCCACTGGCGTTCAAGGCACCACTGGTCCCACAGGCGCAACCGGAGTAGGGATTACAGGCGCAACTGGAGTTGAGGGCCCCACGGGAGCTACGGGAGTTATTGGCATCACAGGAGCTACAGGTGTTGGCATTACAGGTGCTACTGGAGCCACGGGTGTTGTTGCAGATGGGGATAAAGGCGATATAACAGTCACAAGTGGTGGAACTGTTTGGACCATTGATACTGGCGTTGTTACGAGTGACAAGATTGCTAACGATACGATTGTTGATCTTGACGTAAACACAACCGCAGCTATTGCGGGCACAAAAATAAGTCCTAATTTTGGAAGCCAATTAATAACAACGTCAGCCTCTCCTGGTGTTGACTTAACAGGAGCTGTAAACGTTGGCTCTTCTACACAAGGTGTTTTAGCGGTTGGAAGTTTAGGCTTTTCGGGTGCGCGTGTCGGTGCTAACTTTACTTCCTCGCAAGCACAATACTTCCAAGTACTTTTACAAAATACAAGCAGTAACACAAACGCCAGTTGTGATTTTGTTGTTTGCAATGACGCTTCAACTGATACAACTAACTACGGCAATTTTGGTATTAATAGTTCTACTTATGCTGGTACTGGCATCTTTAACCAGCCTGGCGCTGTTTATGTCACAGCAACCAGCGGACCTCTGGGAATCGGCACCACTACTGCGCATGATATTCGTTTTTCTTACAACTCAGAAGCGACAGACGCTCTAACACTTGGCGCAATTGCCGCCACATTTGGCAAATGCATTAAACCACCAGCAGGAACTGCAGCTGTTAATACGGCCCCATTTGAATTTACTGCTGGTACAAATCTTACCACACCGGAAGCAGGCGCACTTGAGTACGATGGTACTTACTTTTATGCTACGCCAACAACTACGTCAGGACGTGGACACACCGGTGTGTTCCAAACATTCCGTCTCACAGCTAACGGCAGCGCCATTGGCTCTACCATTGCTGATTACTTTGGTGCCACTAGTTCAATTAACTTGGCCGCTGCAAGTGTCTATGAAATTGAATATTTTGCATACTTCCAAAAGAACACCGCTGGCACCTTAACCTGGACACATACTGCATCAAGCGCACCTACGCTGATTAGCAGCTTGCTTCGTGCAGGTCCAGTTACTGGTATTGCCGCTGGTGCCCCAACTACTTTATACACAGGTTCCCGTGGCGCTACCACTGCTGCATTTGGTGCAACTGGTTCAGTTTCTAGCAACGCTTTTATGGCTTACGAGTTCCGCACACGAGTGATTACTAACTTAGCCACCACCTTTGCGCTGCGGATTACTTGCGGCGCTGGTACAGTAACGCCGCAGGCAGGTTCATTCTATACTGTGCGTCAAGTTTCTGTCACGACAGGCTCCTTCGCGTAATTCATGTAAACTGATGAGCAGAATAAAGCTCATCATGTCAAAACCGCGTCTGCATCTGGTTGGCATTTTTCATACCCAAGCAACCAGTGAATATTCCCACTGTGCTTTCACAGGTAAAGCTTTACGCTTTCCTAAAATGATGCAGGCATATGGCTATGACGTAATTGAATACAGCAACGAAGGCAGTGAAGCGAGTGCAACAGAACATGTCTCTATTTTAAACAAAGAAGAGTTTAATAACTTTTACGGAGACCGAAAGAAAACGGATTTTCACGGTGATGACGCAACCATTGGCAGTGAAGGACATCAAGTGTTTGAAGAGCGTTTGATTGTTGAGATGCGTAAACGCCTGGAGCCAGGAGATATTATTTGCCATCCCTTTGGCCATGCCCACCAAATCCTCATGGAGAAGTTCCCGACTCATCATCATGTTGAAACGGGGATTGGGTATCCGACTCTGATGCCAAATAGTTTTCGGATTTTTGAGTCGTATGCCTGGATGCATTACCACCAGGGCAAGGAAGACAGGCAAGGAAGGAATTATGAATGGGTTGTGCCCAATTACTTTGATTTATCTGATTGGGGCCCCCGCTATGAAGTAGGAGAATATCTTGCTTTTCTTGGGCGTATTTGTTCTGTCAAAGGTATGGACACAATTAAGGAGTTGGCAAACTACAGCCCATGGCCTATTTTTATTTGTGGTCAAGGCGATCCAACTCCATGGAGCCATCCAAACATTAAGTACGGTGGTCCACTGACAGGTCGCGAACGATCTGATTTCTTGCGTAGGGCACGTGCAGCTTTAATGCCAACTAACTTCACTGAGCCATTTGGCGGCAGTGGTGTAGAAGCAATGCTGTGTGGCACTCCGTTGATTGCAGTTGATTATGGCGCTTTCACTGAAACCATTGTTGATGGTGTCACAGGTTTCCGCTGCCATACTCTCCAAGATTGGATCGATGCTATTTACGCAGCTGGAGATCTTGACCGTCAAGTAATAGCCTCTACTGCAAGGTCCCGTTACAGCCTGGGAGCATGTGGAGCAAAATACGACAAGATCTTTAAAGCAATCAACAATCTCAACCATGCAGGTTGGTATCAACTGCGTGAACCATCTGAAATCAACTATGCTGATCTTGATACGGAAGAACGGCCTTTTGCTAAACGTTTGGCAGGCTGGCTTAAAGATAATCTTGATCCAAGTCAGGTATTAGATCTTGGATGTGGGCCAGGTACTTATGTTGATTGTTTTACTGATCTTGGAATCCCTTGCATTGGGTACGATACTGATCCGCGTGTGGAGGGCAAAGATAATCTGCTCTGCAAAAGTCTTTTTGATCTTGAGCATACTGCAGATCTCGTCCTTTGCCTGGAAGTGGCAGAACACATTGATGGTGAATCAAACGAAAAGATTGCCGCTACAATGTCAAATGCTTTGGCCTCTGAAGGAGTGTTAATTTGGACGGCAGCCAAGCCAGGACAAGGTGGAGTTGGGCATATCAATTGTCAACCAAAAGAATATTGGGAAAATTTGTTGGATAGTACAGGTTTGATTCGTGATTTAGAAATTGAATCCAAGCTACTTTCCTTTATTGAACAGGGTTATCACATGGGTTGGTTTGTCCAAAATCTCCTTGTGTACAAAAAACCATGACAAAAGAAAACAGCCTCACCGTGGCGAAGCTGTTAAAATTCCCGGTCTGTCTCGTGTGAAGCAGGTAACTACATATGTTTACGCGGCAACACTTTCAAGTTTGCACAGTTGCTTCCTGACAGCGTTCACATTCCATCGATAGCTATCCCTGGAACGGGTCTCCGGAAATGCAGCGTAATGGGGGCCAAGCTTCAGGGTGCCGTCATCGCGGTACTTGAAAAGAGTCTTGCGGTCAAGCCCTAAAAGCTCTTCAGCCTTTTGGACGGACACCCATCCGGTGTGTTGTGACATGGCGCGTGTAACGCTTGCCTTCGCAGCATATCGACCCACTGCAAACCAGCGCGGTTCTTAATGTAAATTTCATTTCTTTGTTGTGGTTTGTTATATGTGTGTAGAAATTAAAATAAGATAACGGCAATTAAATAGCATGTTTTGCAACCAGCATGAGCCCCTTGCCCTGCTAGTTGAATTAACGCCAAAACTTGCAAAGAAACGATTTAGAGAAAGTATTTATCAAGCCTGGAACTATAAATGTGGTTATTGCGGGGATTCTGCAACGAGCCTTGATCATATTATCCCCAGATTTAAATCTGGTTCTTCTAGCCGCCACAATTTACTCCCTTGTTGTCGTAGTTGTAACTCCAACAAAGGCTCCAATGACATGCAAGAGTGGTTTCAATCTCAATCTTTCTTTTCTTCTGCAACTCTTGATAGGATTAACTCCTGGTGCCAACAAGAATCAGTTTTTATTTTTGGTGAAATCTAATGGCGGTTTGGAATGAAAGCGCAGGGTGGTCTTCATTTAACCTTCCTACGGCGGGAGTTGATCAACAAACAGCATTAAAAAACACCAAGTTAAATGACTGGAGCAAGGCTGTCTCTAGTTATTTTTCTACTTCTGCCCCTGGCACATATGTAGCTACAAGAGACTCTGTACCCAAAACCGGACTCAACGAGTTAATTTCTCAAGGTTTAATCACACAAAAAGAAGCTGACGAATATTTAAATTCAGCAAAAGAAAATTTTAAAAATTATTACGCAACCAAAATTGTTGCTCCTTGGGATTCAAAACTTGGGTTGAAGCCGCCCGCTGGAGAATTTGATCCTGCTTATTACGGAACAAACAACCCTACTGCGGTTGGAAAATGGGATGAAGCTGTTAGAAATGATGACCTTGATGTTATTAACCGCTATACCAAAGATAGTTTTTTGTTGCAAGATTACACACGCCGCACTTTAAGTGGTGAAACACTTCGCGCCAACCCAGAAACACCTCTTACTTCTTCTGCGCAATACCAAGAAAAACTTACGGACGCAGAATATCAAGACTATCGAGATCAGATCCTTGGCCTTGCAACAGAACAACAACCAACTACAGCCCTGGAACAGGAGTTGGTAAAAACAATAAGCACATTAGACGCACAAAAACAAAGAGTTTTTGGCGCCTTAACTCAAGATGTATTAAAACAAAGTATTAACGAAATTAAAGCTGCAAAGTTAAAAGAAAGCAATATGCAGTTAATGGGTCGTCTTACAGGTTTTGAAGACATATCAAATCCTACTGGGTCACTTGTTAATTCTTTGTTGGGAGATTCGGGTATTGGTGGAATTTTATCTTTTAACGGACTTGCGGGTGGAACCGAAGAAGAGCGGAAGAATCAAATTGCAGCCTTAACAGGCTTGAAGACATCTAACTCAGTTATTTATAACTGGCAAAAATGGTTTGATGACGTTTTAACAAAACGATATCAAGAAGGCCTCATGGTAGAGGATCCCAGCAATGCTGAGATTAAATATCAAGTTGATAAAGATTTTGCTGCAAAATTCATAACAGATTATCTTAAACCTCGCTTTGATACATCAAAATCAATGGATGAATTTGTTAGTTATGTTGATGTTAAACAAGGCGAAGAAAATATTTTCCAAACGCAGAATGTTGCGCTTAGTCAAAACGCACTTGATTCATTAAGAGTGCTTGCCGATACCAGGGCAAAAGCATATTTAGACGGCCTTCAAAATAAAGCTGCATTAAATTTTGATCCAGATTTTTACTTTAATCCCACTGGGAATGAGGAAAAAACCAATGATTACACAAAACAAGCAGCAGGAGTTGCTGCCGATTGGGAGTCTGCTAAAAAAGGAGATCCATACTGGAAACAAGAAGCTTATCGTTACGGAATTGATCTAAACAATAAAGATCAATTTGCAAGACTTCACTACCAAGTGAAAGGAACGGCGCAAGGATATGATGCCGCAAAAGATGTAATTACCTTGGAAGATGCTTCTAACTATATTTCTAATACAATTATTCCCGCCGTTATTGATAAGCAAATTTCGTTAAATGATGCTCAGTTTCTAAAGCTTGTTACACCAGAAGAATTTGCAAACAAAGTATTGGAAGGTGTTGATCCATCCCTTCAAAAAGAAGAATGGCAAAAAGTATTAAATCAATTCGGAATCAAAGATGCAGGACAAGGAGTAGAAGAAGTCAAGAATTATATTATCGAAGCCATTCGCACTGGCTCTGCAGCAACGATTCGAAAATCTATTGAATATTTAAATCAAAAAAAACTAACACCGACACAGGAGCGCCTTGGCGTTACTTACATCCAACGACCCGAAGATGTAAAAAAAACAACTGCTTCGGGGCAAACGGCATTGTACACAATGTTTAAAAAAGCAGGATACGGTGGTTCTGAAGATGATTTTTATACAACGTTTATGCCTGACGTAGATCGCAACGAACAAATCACTTTGACTAAAGCAAGCACATCAGGCGGCGTCACTGGTTCTGGCTTTTCATTTTCAGATCCGTTTGAAGCATTGTCTTCCGTGTCTTCTTTGGAAAATATGTTTTCGCCAACTGCAAGCGGTGAAAGTAAATCTTCATATAGTACACTATTTGGAGACAGTTCAAGCGATACAACTACATCCAAAAGTAAATCAGGTCAAGAAATTCTTTCTGATTTTACTTCTATGTTTAAAGGATTTATGTGATGGCAGAACAACACAAAAAAGCAGCACAAGCAGCTAAACTACACAAGGATTCAATGCCTTGTAATAAAGCTAAACGTACTCCTAACCATCCAACTAAATCACATGTGGTCAAAGCATGTGAAGGCGGTAAAGAAAAAATTATTCACTTTGGTCAGCAAGGTGTTCAAGGTAGTCCTAAAAAAGAAGGGGAGTCCGAAACTTACCGCAAACGCAGAGAAAGTTTTAAAGCCCGGCATGCAGGCAACATTGCAAAAGGAAAAATGTCTGCTGCATATTGGGCGGATCGCGTCAAGTGGTGACTTGCTTGCTAAATTAAATTGCACCTCAGCTTCAGCATGGCCAAACCCAAATCCACAACGATTCATATTGAAGGCAAACCCAAGAAAACACATCAAGGGCAGGGAAGGAATTCACTTCCCAATCACGGACGAAAAAAAACCAGGGGACAAGGGAAGTAAAAATTGTGTATATTGGTGATAACTATTTGTTATCTCCATGGCTGATTTTGCGCATGCCATTAACCTAATTCGTAAATACGAAGGGTTTAACGAACGAGCATACGCAGATCCTGCTACCGGTGCCGAGCCCTACACCATTGGGTTCGGCACTCAATATTACCCAGATGGTTCACCTGTTAAAAAAGGCCAGCGCTGTAGTAAAGAAAAAGCGTTGGAATATTTGTTCCACGAGGTGAGCATTATTGACACGGAACTTCAGAAGCTCAACTTGGGCCTGGATGATCCCATGCGTCAGGCTCTTATCTCATTTGTGCATTCCATTGGTTGGGAACCATTCCTGTACAGCGAAATTGTTGACGCCATTGAGCAAGAAGATTTTAAGGTTGCATCAGATTGCATGAGTCGCTGGATCTTTGATGAATACCATCGCGTGATCGGCAGTCTCATTGATCGCAGGCGAGAAGAAGTTAATTTGTTTCTAAAGGAAATTGACGCTAACCCCTGGTCTTCAACTGAAATTCTTTTGACAGCATTTAGGAATTACAGCGGAGCACCTCACCAGGTAAGAGCAGTCCGTCAGCTGGAAGAAAACGTCAATCCTTACGTCCTTTCTGAATTTGCCAATACTTTCTGCATTGACGAAGATCCTTGGGCTTACGTCCCATCCAACGACTACGGCTCGGTATTTGACGATTAGCCTTATGATTTAACGAGTAGTCTTAGAATAAATGAACAAGGATTCCGCAGGACAGATGGAGCGATCGGTCGAACCACGGGAGTTTGAACTTCCATTGGAACTGCAATTCTCAATGCGTAAAGCAGAGCTTCAGGCGCAAGAGTTAACTTGGGAAGAGCTGTATGCTGCACTGTTAAACCTGTACCACCAACGGTTGATGGAATGGCACGCAGTTAAATCACTACTGGCAGACGAGGAGATTGAGCTAGATTTCGACATCCCTACAGAGCTGGAACTAATGGAACTCGCCACCGTCTGTATGGCAGACGATGACGAGGACGAAGATGAAGACGAACTTCAACCTTTTTGAGCTTCGTCAAATTTAATTAGGCGGTCTAAGTACCACTGCCCTTTTCTAAGTGACTCAGTGCCACCCTTGCTGCGTTCACGCCAGCCATATTTCATCAAGTTACCCTTGCAGTAACCACGGAATTCTTCTGGGGTTAATGCAGCTTCAATAGCTTCAATGCACTCAATTTCACCTTCTGTATAATGCGACGGATGGTTAACATTATCCACTTTAAGAAGTGGAGAAGACTCTTGTGCAATCTTGTGTTCTTCCACAGGTGCAGGCGTTGGTTCCACTGCCCAGGGTACAGGGCAAACGCCGTCCTTGCATTCCATAACAACTGTTCGGTCTTCAGCAGGTGTCTCGCGCTCTACCGGGTTAAACCACGGCGCTTTCGTGACATCTCGATCATCTCCTCGTTGGGCCCGTTGAGCTGCAGCAATAAGCTCTTCGGCCTTGGACTTGACGCTGGGTACGCCGCCATCGCTTCCTCCACTGATGGAATGTAACCCGTCGTTCCGGGACGTTGCCCCTCGAGATTGAGTGGATTCCTTTCCAGCCCTTGCTGACATGCTGTTAACCCTCGGTTATACATATCGTACAAGGGTACATCATTTTCTTCGTTGTCGATAGGATCACCAAAATCTTCTGGTGACAAACAACGGCAGTCAAGTTCATCTTGAACAAAACTATCTAAAAAGCCAGCGGCGCCGTGCATGGTTATATGAGGCTTGATTTATTCCTTCTACAATATTAGTATGGCTAAGTTTTTTGATTCCACATACGATCCCCGCCAGCTCTCTGGAACTTCTGGAGCTGAAGTGTCAGATTTGCGGCCGGAGCAAGCGTACGACACTGATATGCGACGTGTAGCAGAAGATGAACGGCCTTCTGCAGAATCGCTAAATAAAGATCAAGATCGTGTTGCTAAGTTCATGCGAGCTGCACGAACTGCCGGTAAATTCCGGCAATCCGCCAGTATCGATGAGCCAACCATTCTCGGTAAGGTTGCTAGACGCCCTGCCAGCATTGATGGATCCGAAATTCCAACCCGTGGTGATTCAGGTGGGCGTGCCGGTAGTGTAGGCTACGCCCAAAAACCAAGAGCACAATTCGGCAAGCCGTTTGTTTAAACTTGCGAAAACACTACTTTGTTTGGTTGATCCTGGTATTTACCCTTGCGGTCCTGGTAGCTAACCTCACAGGGATTGCCACGATAAAAAAGGAGTTGAGTAATTCCTTCGTTCGCGTAAATCCTGTTATACAGTCCTGTGCAATTACTAATTTCCAGCGTTAAGTAACCCTGCCAACCACTCTCCGCTGGAGTAATATTAACCAAGATTCCCGACCGGGCATAAGTAGATTTACCGACTGCTACAACAGTGATATCACGCGGTAATTTCAGCCGCTCATAAGCGACACCAAGACAATAACCATACGGAGGAAGTAAGAAATACTGACCACGCTCATCTTCAAGAAGTTCAGTAGGACGCAAGATATCTGGATCAAAATCTTTCGGGTCACAATCCCCTGCCTGAATCTTGCCAAAAACCAAGCACTGCTTAGGCGAAAGACGAATGTCATATCCATAAGAAGACAAACCATAACTCAAAAGTTTACGGCCATCTTCTTTGTTGACCAAGTGATCAACAAATGGAGCAATCATTTCCTCTTCGAGGGCAAGCTGCTTGATTTCCCAGTCGGCAAGTACGCTCATACGTCCTTTAATTCCTGTTCAGTCTACAGAATTCAGAGAAGAACTCGTCCTTTTGGCGAATACAGATCCACAAATTTTTCTGTAGCTTCATCGACGTTGTCGATGGGCGGAAAGTATACCAAAAAAGAAGTGCAAGTCGTACGTTTTTTGATTTCATCCCCAATATGAAACAAAAGTATTGGGGGTGTCCGCAGGATACAGACAGGAAAGTCAAATAGTTTTTGTTCGTAACGAATCATGTCAGGGCAGTTGGTAAAATACAGACCCTGTTTAATTTGTCTCGCCATCCACTGCTTGTACATCTTGCGAAACCACACTGCGTGAGACGACACCAAGGTCGGTGAACTAGACCGTGTCATCTTCCAACGTGATCGTTTGGCTTCCCAGAAGTATGTACCGCTGGGAGGGAAGAGATAAACATTGCCAAACCACTGCTGTTCGTTCAAACCGTCATCGGTTGGCGTGTAATACTGCTCAGCGCCAACGTAGTTATTAGCAAACTTAGAACTTGCGACATCCAGTGTGATCCCATCCATCAGGGCGTGGGCCGTAGCAATTAAATCATCATTGGTAATGACTTCAGCATTTTCTTGACGAGCACCAATTCCAGCAACGCCCATTACTTTTCCGATTCGCAGTTGTAATCAATTTCAAAATAACGCATTCCTTCGGCGTCGTTGATGATGTAACCAGCTTTCTCTTGTGGATCAATCTTTTGTGCAGCACCAAGAATTCGACGGAAACTCTCGGCCATGTCACCGTCATTATTGCGTTCACACTCTTCTTGTGCTGCGTGCATCTCCTTGAGTGTCAGGAAAAACATGGAGCGACTCTTGTCCTGGGGCTGGAAAACCATAACGCCAGGCCCTTCTATTTCCCACATCTTGCAATACTGTTGCCCCATGTCACCCAGAATTAACTTCATGGTGGCATCCAGCATCTTGGCCTTTGTTTCGTCCAGTTCTGGACCGATGACAGAAGCAATTAATTGTTCACGACGGTTCATTGGATTAATTTCTGACGTACCAGGGATTCAAGCAGCTTAGTCGTTGGTTGATACAAAACAACCATTTTGCCTAAGATTCCGCGTTTCTTGACGAGCTTCCCGCTTTCATCGCGCACTTTATCAAATTCTCCAGACCTAATTAAATATTCGGCCACACATCGCAACCTTCGTTTAAGGGGCAATTCAGCTTGGGGGAATTTACCACAGATCGTGTCGGCTTGCATATCTTTAAAAGCAAGGCGTAATCTATTAGCAAGAGTCATGCCTGAATTAAGATCCTCCTCTTCATATGTGCGCAGATTCTCCAGATAACGCTGGAGGCACTCATCATCAAAAGAGCCTTCGGGTGGCAAAAACATTTCTACTTGTCTTGCCAAAGACTCAGGCAGGTCTTGCAAGCAATTCTCAATTGTGATGTCAATAATGTTGACATTTTTGAATCGGTGTGCCATTAGATGACCTCACCACGTTCGGATGTTTGATATTTCTGCGGATGGTTATAGAAATCAGTCAGGATTGCTTCACGGTTTTTGGAGAAGGACTGCACAAGTCTGCTCCAGGGAATACGGAATAAAGCTTTTTTATTTCCGTCTGGCATGATGTTGACATAATGAATGCCTTCCACCCAGCCCTTTTCAGGATTCTTCCTGCCAATTGCAATCCAATTACGAATAGTTTGATCGGATACACCTAAGCGTCTGGCACATTCCTCAGTCGATAAGTACTCATCGGCATAAGCGTCTGGATCCAATGAATTGGTCTTGCCTTCTGCATGACGGTCATGCCACATGGAACTAAGAACATTCTTGATTCCTCTTAGTTCCCACGCAATGTCTTCTAAACCTTTGCGGATTCCGTTTTGCATAACGTCAATCTTTCTTGTTAGATGCTAATGTGTGAAAAGATTTATTGCTTAAATGGAAGATCAAATTCCCCCCAGTCAACCACCTGTTCAATTTCCGCCTCAACCAGAAATCACACCTGAACAGCTTGCTGAACTGAAGGAGCGTGCCCGCCAGCTGGCAATCCAACAAACCATCGCCCAACAAGCTGCGATGCCAAGGCCGCAACCTCAGCCCCAGCCACAGGTGGTTTATGTGCGCCGCAACCTGACCGTCGCAGAGTTGATTGTGGTACTTGTGATTGCTTGTGGCATTGTTACCGGCGTTCAGGCTGGCTGGAATTTTGCTACCAACTTCTTACCACGCCTTGAGATTAGGGTGAAGTAAGACCTGGAATAACGGAACTATAATTGATTTAAAGGCATTTGTATACATAAGTAGTGGCTAACCGCAGAATTAGTGATCTACAGGAAATTGCTGGAATAGATCTGAATGATGCGGATCTGTACACTGTTGTTCAAATTAATGAGCCAGATCCTACCCTAAGAAATAAAAAACTTACCGTATCTGGCACCAAAGCATATTTAAATATTTACTACCTGCAGCGGACGGGTGGAACCATCAGTGGTTCCGTTCGCATTAATGGTGATTTAACTGTTGACAACACAGTAACAACATCTGGAATTGTTGTTACCAACAATGCAACGTTCAGCGGGATTGTTGTACAAAATAATCTTGTTGCAACGGGGACAATCAACGGCAACACTATTACCGGTAATAGTGTTCAGGGCACCACCGTTGCATCGATCAACTCGGTTACAACAACAGCAACGGGTACATCCGCAAATTTCACCAGCGGTCGATTCCAGCAGTTATCTGGCGCCACAATCACTGGTGCTCAACTGCAAGTGTTATCGGGTGTTTCACACACACTAACAGGTAACACCCTTCGGTATACAAATATAAGTGGCGCCACCATTACCGGGGACACAATTACAGCTGTATCTGGTGTTTTCAATAGTGTTTATGCCAATAACATTGTCTACAGCGGCACTGTTGTATCAGGTGACCTTCAAGTATCCGGCAGTTCTTCTGCTCTGATTTTCAAAAGCAAAATTACCATTACCAGTGGAGTTTTAATTGAGAGCGGAGTTAATGGTCTATCGGCTTCCCCTGTAGCAATCGCATCTGGAATCACAGTGACCGTCAGCAGTGGCTCCTCTTGGAGCATAGTCTGATGTTAAAATTAGAATAAAAATAAAGTCATGGCATACGGAAATGTAAAGGTTGATACTATTAGTTACTCAACCGTTACAGGCGATGTAGTACTCAGTGTATCAGGCATTTTTGTTGCTCAGAGTACTGTCAACGTTTTTGATCCAGTTACAAAAAATATCTCAACAACCGGTACCATCTCTGGTAGCACTTACAAAGTCAGCGGTAATGTTGTTGTCATCAGTGGTTCCGGTGATGTTCGTCCGTACGGCTTATATTCTTTCCCGAATACCAGTGGTGTGAGCGGTCAGTTCGTAGTAAGCAGCGGTGACGGTACATCTTATTGGGCAACAATTAATACTAGTGGTTCAACGCTTGGCCGTATTGTGGCATTAAATTGAGATGACAGTCCTTAAGGTTGACAATTTAATTTGTGAGGTTGCAGGAACTGATTTAACAGTTGTTTTGCCTTCAGGTTTGCCGAGTAGCGGCGACTACGCATCTGCAACAGGATTTGTTGATCCAACGACTAACTCAATCTCAACAACAGGAGTTATTTCGGGAGCAGCCTATAAAACCAGCGGTAACGTTACGGTCATCAATAGCGCTGGTGCAATCAGTCCATATGGTTTGTATTTGTTGCCAACAGGTTACGGCACTGTTCCAGTTGGATACGGAATCAGTGGTTACTGCTTAAGTAAAGTCAGCGGAAATCAAACGTCTTGGGAACCAATCTCAACGATTAAAACTGTTGCATTTTCAGCTGCATTAGGCAAGTGTTAAGATAGAAAAAAGCCAGACGTTAAACATGCCCGAAACATTTTCAAATAGTGGTGTACAGCTAACAACCACCGGTATTACTGACGTTTATCAAGCACCGACAAGTTCAGGTGCACGTGCAGTTGTTTTATCGTCTCTCGCTGCAAATGCAACTGGCACTGTCGCAGTTAATTACAGCTTGAATTTAACTGACAGTGGCAACACCTTAATTGCTGTAATCGCTAAGGATATTGCTGTCCCAGCTAACGCAACCCTGGAAGTCATTCCTAATAAAGTTGTTTTAACTTCTGGTCAGAAGCTGCGGGCCACATCGAGTGCAGCAAGTGGTATTCATGTTGTGACATCGGTCCTTGAAGTGACTTGATCTCATGGCTGCTGAATTTTTTGAAGCTGGCTATATAGGAGCCAGGTTTGCTTTTATTGGTAAAACCTGGCCTGGTATTTGGCGTGTAAAAGAGGTTGCTGATCGTTTAACGATGGGGATCTGGCCAGCAGCGTGGAGTGTTGCTGGCGGTCTTTATGATGGGAAGGCTTTTACCGTAGGAGCACAAAATACACATCCACAAGGTTTATTTTTTAAACCAGATGGAACTAAATTTTATGTAGCTGGGTCCACTGGAGATGCAATTTTTCAATACACATGTTCTACTCCGTGGGATTTAACAACAGCTTCTTACGATAATATTTCTTTTGCTGTAGAGGCGCAAGAAAGTGATTTAAGGGGCGTTTATTTTAAACCTGATGGCACTAAGTTTTATATCATAGGACCCACTAGTGACAGTGTATTTCAATACACATGTTCAACCGCATGGGATATTAGTACAGCATCGTATGATGGCGTATCATTTAGCGTAAATGGACAGGATCCTTCATCTAGGGATTTAACATTTAAACCTGATGGCACTAAGTTTTACATGGTGGGAAGCAGCAGTAATTCTGTTTTTCAATACACATGTTCTACTCCGTGGGATATCAGCACCGGATCATATGATTCCAAAACTTATCGATTTGATTTAAATAGAAATTCAAGTGAAACCGATCCTCAAGCTTTTATTTTTAACTTAGACGGGACAAAATGTTATATGACTGGAACAAGCAAAAATACAGTTTATCAATACAGTTGCAGTACTTCATGGGATGTCAGTACAATTACTTATGATGGTATTAGCGTTCCTGTTGTAGATCCTGGTTTTTCAAATGTAGGTATTTCTTTTAGCACAGAAGGCACAAGCCTCTATGTAATGCAAAACTCAAATAATACAAATTCAAGAATAAAACAACTTTCAACTACGTTATTATAAATATAAAGGAATAGAAACATGAAAGGAAATTACATTGGTAAAAAGCCCAGTGGTTATGGGGCTACCAAAGAAGGGCAAAAAGGCATCTGGGAAATTTATGACCAATCTCAAGGTGTTAAAGACATTGCATGGGCTGCACAACCATGGAATGTAATTGATGGTTTTTACGGCCAAAAGTCAAGCACACTTTTGGGAATTAGCGGTTTAATCTCAGTAAACGACGTAGCTTTTAAAACTGACGGGACTAAATTTTATGTTATTTCTCCAAATACTGATCGTATACACCAATACAGTTGCTCTACTGCATGGGACATAACAACTGCTTCGTATGATGAAAAAAGTTTCTCAATAACAGCTCAAGAAACTCTTTCTACTGGCTTATACTTTAAACCTGATGGCACTAAATTTTATATCGTAGGAACAACAAGTGACACTGTATTTCAATATTCTTGTTCTACAGCATGGGATGTAAGCACTGCTTCTTATGACAGTAAATCATTTAGTGTAATAACACAAGAAAGTGCTCCAAGTTCAGTATTTTTTAAATCGGATGGTACTGCATTTTATATTGTAGGTACAACAAACGATACCGTATATCAATACAGTTGCTCTACTGCTTGGGATGTAAGCACTGCGTCTTACGCCAGCAAATCGTTTGCCGTTGTAACGCAAGAAACTAATCCAGCAGGATTATTTTTTAAAGATGATGGAACTAAGTTTTATGTTGTAGGCTCAGCAAGCGACAGCATATACCAATACAGTTGTTCTACTGCATGGGATGTCAGTACTGCATCTTATGATAGTAAATCGTTTAACGTTCACTGGGCTGGCTTTGCCGTGGCTGGATTATTTATATCTAGCGATGGCACAGTTGTAAATGTAATTGAAAGCACAACAGTAAGAGTTTATAAATTTACTTTAGGCACAGCTTGGGATATTAGTACGGCATCAGTGCCAAGGGGTGTTTTTTCGGTTAATGCACAAGAAACAATTCCAAACGATTTTGTATTTAAGCCTGATGGGACTAAGTTTTATATTGTAGGACAGACAACTGACACCGTATATCAGTACAGCTGCTCTACTGCTTGGGATGTAAGCACTGCATCTTATGACAGTAAATCATTTAGTGTAACAACACAAGAGACTGACCCAAGAGGGTTATTTTTTAAATCTGATGGCACTAAGTTTTATGTTGTAGGACAGACAAATGACACCGTATATCAATACAGCTGTTCTACGGCATGGGATGTTAGTACAGGTTCTTATGACAGTAAATCATTTAGTGTAGGAGGACAAGAAACAACCCCACAGGGTTTAGCTTTTAAAGATGATGGCACTAAGTTTTATATTGTAGGAGTAACAAATGACACCGTATACCAATACAGCTGTTCTACCGCATGGGATGTAAGCACTGCATCATACGACAGCAAGTCATTTAGTGTAAATGGACAGGATGCAACGCCAGTTGGGTTATTGTTTAAAACAGATGGTACCACTTTTTATGTTGTAGGAACAACAACTAACGCTGTACATCAATACAGTTGCTCGACGGCATGGGACGTAAGTACGGCTTCTTATATCAGGGGTAGCATCGAAGTGCAAGATGATAGCCCCATCGGCGTAGCATTCAAGGATGATGGGACTAAATTATATATCATTGGACAAGTTGGAAAAACTATAACTTCTTACACACTCGCTGTTGCATGGAAGATTAATCCAATTGGTTTTGATGGTTATAACTACAAAGCAAATTTAGCGGAAACAAATGGACTAGCGGATATTGTTTTTAATGAGTATGGAACTATTTTTTATGTCCCAGGGAGGGCGCCATATTCCATCACTCAATACAAATGCACTACTCCATGGGATTTAAGTACGTCTTCACTTTTTAATGCAGATTACTCAGAAGTTTACTCTAAATTTTATTTAACAGGACAAACAGAGTCAACATTAACCGCTCTGTATTTTAAGCCCGATGGAACTAAGTTTTATACTTTAGGAAGCACGGCTGATACCATATATCAATACTCTTGTTCTACAGCGTGGGATATTAGTACGGGTTCTTATGATAATAAATCATTTGGCGTAGCAACACAAGAAACCACTCCAGTTGGATTATACTTTAAACCTGATGGAACAAAATTTTATATTATAGGAACAACGGCTGATACTGTATTTCAATATTCTTGTTCGACTGCGTGGGATGTCAGTACAGCATCATACGATAGTAAATCATTTAGTACAACGTCACAAGATGGCACTCCTAGTGCTTTATATTTTAAAGATGACGGCACTAAATTATATGTTATGGGGACAGCAACTGATGCTGTATTTCAATACAGTTGCTCAACGGCATGGGATATAAGCACTGCTTCTTACGATTCTATTAGTTTGTCTGTTGCTAACCAAGATGGGGCAGCAGTAGGGGTCACAATTGGTTACGGCGGCTCACTGCTTTACATAATGGGAAACACAAACTTTAAAGCCTATCAATATCGTTTAACATAAGCACTCGTGAATCTATAAAGTTGACCTAGAGTAGGTAAATAAACTCTAGGTCGATGACAATAAAATTCACAGATGCTGCTAAATACTACGACGAATTGCCACATCAGGTAAGTGCGTGGAATTGGCTCCAGGGGGAAGTAGCTCCTTCAACCCTGGAGCGTTTTGCTGACAAATATCGCAGCGCACCAAAACCCATTGCTTACGACAACGACTGGAATGGTGTCATGGCAGCAGGTAAAGCTGCTGGTGCCAAATATCCAGAAGTTGTTGCTGCCCAATGGGCACTAGAATCCTCATGGGGTAAACATGTTTCAGGTACTCACAACTACTTTGGATTAAAAGGTGCAGGTACCAACGTTAATACACAAGAGTTTATCAATGGTCAATGGGTGACTATCAATGCTGGCTTTATTAATTTCCCTGATCTTTATACTTGCATTTGTTATCTTGTCGATCGCTGGTACAAAGACTACAGTCGATACCAAGGAGTCAACCGAGCCAGCAGTCGAAATGAATGTGCCAATCTCCTTGTCAAAGAAGGGTACGCAACAGACCCCAACTACGCCACTAAACTAATTCAAATCATGGACCGGGAGTTAAAAACTCCTGGTACCACACCCGCAAAACCAACCGATCCCCCTGCAGCGCAACGGTTTAACCCGTGGAGTCCATTCACCTATAAAATTACACCTCACATTACGTATGGTGAATTAACACTGAATCAAGAAGCACGACGTTTTACTAAACAACATCAGTGTGATACAGCATTAGAACTGTGTCGTTTCTTGGAACGAGTGCGTAATGAATTTGGTGGTAAGCCCATTATTATCACCAGTGGCTCAAGGCCTGAACCCATCAATACACAAGTGGGTGGCGCTAAAAACAGTGAACATACCTTCAATGAATCATCTAAAGGAGCAGTAGATTTTTACATTGAAGGTGCCAGCATTTATGCTGTGCAAGAATGGTGTGATTTTAACTGGCCTTTTTCAGTTGGTTATGGCGCACCTAAGGGATTTGTGCACCTGGGAATCCGACCGGGCAAACCAAAAGTCAGATGGGATTATTGAAGTGAAGCGATATAAAGAACCACGCATTCGCGTGAATATGTGCTGGGAAGTTGGCGATGAAAAAAAATGCGTAACCCTGTCAAAAGAACAGGCTTACGCAACAAGGGATTGGGTTGAAAAGCAAGATGGAACCGTGTTTTGGTTTCAGGCTTTACCTAATTAATCAGCGTTGTTTGGCTCGACCAACCAGTAAACCGCCAATTTCAATCAAGCGGTATGCTTTGCGGACAATTCGATCGTCTTTAGGCGTTGGCGTTAGGGCGCAAATGGCAGAACATGCTGCATGAATAGCGAGTGCCACTTCAAGGTATTCGTTAACTTTGTGCATGGTTTTTAAAGTTTTTAGTATTCTACCCTTAAACCATTAAAGTAAAATTTTTTTAATGCAATATTAACAGTCATATATTCTGCATTGTGATGCAGAAGGATTATTGTCACAATACTCTTTAAACTTTTGCGTAGCTGTTAATGGTTTTTTCTTGATTAATTTTGTTTTTAACCAGGTAATTAAGGTGTTCATGCCAGAGTTGTCAAAGGGACAAGGACGGCAGGGAAGCGTTCATCCTGTTGGTGCTCACGATCCCAAGCAACAGTCCATTCGGAAAGAGAATGTTCATGTGTGTCTTGTTGACTATAGCTCTCCGTTGTGTCCAATATGATGTCTGTATTGTCTTCAAATAAAAGCAAGTTACCCGTACCTGTTTCAAGTGCAAGTTCTAATTCGGATTCTGCAACTTCAACAACAATTGCAACTCCGTAATCAAGTGGTTCATTGCGTGTAGTTGAAATACAGATTAAATAGCTGCCTTCGTTTAAAGGAAAGTAAAGTTCATTCCCTAAATCAAGACGATTTGGATTGAAATTATTGTACAGGTTTGAACCTGCAGCCATAACATGACCAATATATGGATAGTACGTACCTTCGTTTGTGTGAAGTGAAACGCTATCAGCATCAAAAATTCCACGCCCTTGAATTGGCGTTTTATCTAATTCATAGGCAGATACTTGGATATATTGCGGACGCGGATCACCTTTAGCTGTAATAATCCAAGCCGGTGTACTTAAATTAATTTGAAACCAGTGATTGTATGCGCCTCCACCAAACCCCCCGTTGGATAGCTGATTAGTATCTCTATAACCAACAACTTTATTTTGAGGGCCAAGGCGACCGGTTAAGTAGCGAATTGAGGTTTGGTTAAAGGTGCCAAGGTTTAATGGATTCTGTTGTGTTCTTTGCCTTTGGCTTAATTCATTACGCGACATTATTGTGTTGTACTGTTACCCTCCTTCATCATAATCCGGGGCATCTTTTACGCCCAAGGGATGCGCAATAGTTGGCCTATAAGAAGCCTCAATTAACTTGTGGATCTGCCCAGTGACACGCGCCTTGGTAACTGCCATCAACTTGGCAGGGTCCAACTCGCGTGCAAATGGTTGCATGATTTGAGGTGGAAACAAACGATTCCAACTTGAGACCAGATGCAGAGGGTTGCCGCACCAGGGATTTTTACAGATCCTGGTAACGGGCATGGAGCCGATATCACCCCAAGAACACACATAAATTGCCTTGTGAGGTGAGATGTTTTCCGACATTTGCTTGGTGTATGACGCCCGGTAAGAAGGAAAGCACACACGTTTTGGGGTCTTAGCCCCAGGAAGTGTCATTTGCCAGCAATCCTCCCAATCACCAACCTGGATCTGCTGCCAAATTTTAATGATTTGTTTTTTGTAGTACGGATCGATGTAGTTAACGTCATAACCACAGAGGTTGGACTGTATCTTGACGGCGCAGTGATAACACCAATGCCACTCACGGTCCCTGATGACATGACGAAAAGGACACGGGAATCCCCTGTAATAACCATGGGCCTCAAGTTCTTCACTATTCAGATCGTTGATGCGTGGAACAAAACGGAAGTTGGCAGCGTTGGTATGGGTGAGAAGGTTGGCCATTAGGCGGCAAGGATTGGGCAGGGCTTTGGTTGCTTGCGTGCAGGCGGTTTACGGCTGGCGTACAGCTCCATGCGGTTGTCTTTTGTCTTATTGGAAGACTCATGCTTCACATCATGAGTATTGGGTAGTTCACCTGTACGCATGTAGTACACGATGCGGTGCGCCAGGTACGGCTGATTGTCCACGCAGACCCGGTAGTAACCACTGCAACGGATGAGCCTCCCCGCCTGTTCCCCCACCTCGTAGCCAGCCTTGGAGACCGCCCACTCCAGTCCTGACGCGTATTTATCCGTCAACAGGAACAACTCATGCAGGCGCCAGAGGGGTGGCATTTCCACGTAGCAGCGGGACATGCGCAGAAAACTGGTAACAAACAAGGATTCTATTCGACTCTAGGGATAATGACTTAAAAATTCAAAGTGTAATGTTTTTTGCACAGTTTTATGTTTTGTCCCTATTTACTTTGCGTCTCATGAGACCATGCAAAAACACGTACACTTTCAATTCTTAAGTCATTATCCTTAGAACCGAATAGAAACGGATCTTGTTACCAGTTTTGCTGCACACTCCAACCCTCGCGTCTCACCTTTCGCCCAAAAGCACTGCCCCATGGAACCCCACCGTCATATAAGTCTCATCCTGAGATTTGTTCCCAATGAAAAACCCCCTGTTTCCAGGGGGTCAATACATCCATTCCGAAGCAGCTGATCAGACGGCAACCAGTTCCTTCTGCTTTTTCTTGTTTTGTTTACGGTTTTTGCGACGCTTGGGGGCGACGGGGGGAGCATCTACCGTGTGGTCCACCTCCTTGAGTACGTCCTCAAAGATGCCGCCAAACTGAGACGCAACTGTGTCCCATGCAAATTGAGGATCCGTGGCACGTTGGTAGCAAAGCTCAGCTGTTGCATCCAGCTTCTCGCGGTTTTTATACAGATCGTTCAGGATCTCCGTCAGGTGATCGGCAGAGGGGCAGGGGAGCTCACGTGCGTAGTTGGTGTCGACGTCAACGTGTTCGATGCGGATGAGGCGCCCGTAGCCCTCAAACAGCTCTTTGCAGGACGTATGGTTCGGTACCACTTGAGCCACACGGCAGGCAGCTTGTTCAAAGTTGACAAGTCCAAAACCCTCACCTTTGCAAGTATTGACACCAACATCAGCAGCGTTATAGATAACGTTCAGCTCTTCTACTGACACAGACGGGGGGCTGGCACTGGTGGTGGTAAGAATGATGCGGCCATTGGGATCGAGACCCTGTTTATTCATCTCCCTGGAGAAAAGCGGCAGGATATCCCAAC